AGCATATGAAGGGTTTTCAGGGTCATATGTACGCGTTTGTAAGCCAGTCTGTCCCTCTGTTAGCGCTGTATTACTATCCGCAATAAGCGAAGCCTCTATATCAGCCGTATGGGTATGAGCTTCTAACTCATCTGCTTGGCTAGAACCTAGAGTACGACCTGAATCAATACCGCGTGAATCATCCCAACCGCGAATAAACTCACCACGAAGATCAGGTACGTTAAAGGTTGTTGAACCATCACCTGTACCATAGGTTGTACCGATAGCACTAAACAACGCCGCGTAAGTTGTGCGAGAGATAGCTTGACCGTTACATTTCAACCAACCTGTTGGCGGTGTTGACATAGCAAATGGCTGAACAGCACCCGCTGGCGTACCACCTGAGAAGGCATTGTTAGTCTGATCTAACTGACCAATAATAATCCAAGCATCATTCGCTTCATTTCTAAACTTGAGAATATTGTTGGTCGTGTCATACCACCACATATTCGCAAATGTAGTCGAAGGCTCAGACGCACTAGAGTTATTACTAACTATCGCTGACAGGGCATTATTAATGTCTGTTCTCGCGTTAGTCGCTGTCTGATTCGCTATATTGTAATCATGTGTTGCCATATTAATATTCCACTGTTCCTGATAGTGCCGATACGGATGGAGTTACATACTGAGTATATCGCCATAACTCTATGGAGAACTGAAACCATCTGCCCGTTACTTCACCTGTTGCAGGAACAAAACTTGTTCCCGTCCAATCTGGCGTACCGCCACCTGCGTCTACTGAAGTCGCTCTGACATAGACGATATATTCTATATCACCGAAGTCGTGATCTTCATCTGACCAATCATCCCAATTACCCGTCCATGTATCCCAGTTGTTAGGAATATAATCCCAATCAACCTCACCGGATACTGCTTGAGAATGGTGTCGTGTCGCTTCTACATCATACGATACGCGAACTGTTCTCGCCGTACCTGCATCTAAAATATTAGAGAAGAAGTAAGTTCCAGATTCTTCTGCGTCACTACCATTGTAGTAAGCCGCTTCAATTCTTAACTCACTCGATACGACTTCTGACCGAAGTTTACTACCACTAAAGGTCGGGTCTTCTGTCGCAGTCTGAGAAGTACCTAAAAGCGGTAACTCACTCGGATCAATGACATAAGATGCGGTTGTTGAGCCATTGCCTGATTTATCAAACGCTCTGACAAAGAACGTACCCGATAAAGCAGGGAAACTCGCCGATGTTGCAGGTCGAGCTATCTTACTAATGGCAATCGATTGTGAGCCATCACCGAAGGTCGCTGTGGTGCTTGATGAGTGATACAAGCGGTAATATGACAGATCAAGCTCAGATACGCCTTCCCATTGGAAAAAGATAGAACCACCGGATAGATTCGCCTCAAAGTCAGTCGGTGCAGAGGGTGGCGTTGTATCCGCTTCAATAACTTTAGAAGTAGAGCTAAAGTTACCTTTAACGCCTAATGAGTTAATCGCTCTCGCCCTAACATCATACGTAATTGACCCTGCTTCACTGACAGTAGGCACTTCAATATTCAAGATTGAGAAGCGACCTAGATCACCGATACCTAGAACCGTGTAATCATCTGAATTCTTACGGTACTCAATCTCAACGGCATCAACAAAGTCAGGATTGCTACTTGAGGTGTCGACTAATAAAACATTGGTAATCGTTTCATTAACGACACGGTATTCTTGCGAAAGTGTTACCGATACTGAAGGCACATAGAACGGCGAGAGCAAGGTGGTATTGTTGCTCTCAAAGGCACTTTCATTAGCGTAAGGTAAAAAGACCGCTGAACTGATCTCTTGTAGGCTCATTGAAACCTGCAAAGTCATATCACCTGTAAGAGCAAATGACCACTCAGTTACTTCAAAGTCCTTAGCATCAAAGCCTAAGCGTGAATTGGTAATCTGAACAATATCACCGACACCTAGATTCATTGCTCGCATACCGAATGTGCCGCTAATCTTTAGCTGTTCACGGTTACGATATAACGCAATTTTAGCGATACGCTGTGCCATTGTTGAGGTCGAGGTGAAGGGTAGGTTTAACTCCATCTCTGACTCATAGCCGCCATCTACCGTTAGGAATTCATCTGAGGTGATGCTTGGATAACTCGACTCGAAGAAGTTAGTTTCCTCGCCCTTATAAACACCCATGACACGGTTAAAGGCATCTCTGCGCGATACGCGAGTGGCAATGCTTAATGAGCCTCGTAAATCATCCTCAGTCAATTCAAGTGAAGCGACTGTACTGGCAGCAGCCTTACAGCCCCATTTGCCCTGTGAGTACCAGATCATGCCACCCATAGAGCCTAATAAGCCCTGAATGACATCTTGCGGCGAGGCATCACTCAGGAATGTGCCATTAGTCGTATAACGGGTTTCAGTACCACCTGCGGCTAAAGCAACGTCGTCATCACAAATACCTGCAGCAGTGATAAAACTTACGTCGTCAATCTCAGACGATACAGCAACACCGCTAGATAATAGATAATCTCTTAAACAGTAGGCAGGATTGGTACTAAACTCTGTCACCTCAGTATCAGGGTTATAAACCTTTTTACCCTCGACTAATGCCTTAATGACAGGTACGCCATTCGGGAACTTATCCGAGCTGAACTTTAAGCGAACATAAAGGTAAGCAATATCTTGTGCTTTATGGTCAGAAGTCCATTTAGACGAATCACTGATTAAATCTGCATCAGCTTTCTGTGCTGTGCCGTCAGTATGTTTGCCGAGGTGCTTCTTAACTCTGACATAGCCATTATATTTATACGCAGGGTCTTCTGAGTCGGACACATTAACGATATAGCGGGTAATGCCATTTTCATCTGTGCCATCTGCCGTTAAAGGAACAAGAACGTCATCGATATAAAACTCGGTTATATCATTGACCTCATGCCCTGCGAGAGCAATACAGCGATGGAGATATTGGTTATTGCTAGTGGTTTCCTGATAGAAAACAACACCACCAACCCGAGCGGCACCATAGATAAAGTTCGATGGAGCAGCCGAGGCTACTTGATTGACTTGATAACCTGCACCTGCCTGAGATTTAGGCTTAGGGCTTAATGCGTTCATCGCATAGCCAAGCGCAGAGTAGGTCGCTACAGAGGCGGCGATTGAAGCCCAACCTTTGGCAAAGGTAGCAAATTGAAACGCAGAGATACCACCAGCAGCGGCAACTCCCACTCCTGTTGATACAACTGCACCGACGACTGGAGGTGGCATCAGTCAATTCTCCACGCTAAATAAGTGTTATCAGGTACTACCATGACTAAGCCTTCCTCTGAAACAAATGCCGCATATTTCGACACCATAATACCAAAGGAATAAGGGAAAACTGCGCCTTCAGAAACAGGCATCGCAACAATCGAACCGCGAGGTGGAAAGCCCGTTACCCTTGTAAATGTCTGATCTAAGCCGTCTACAATGTCCGTATAGCCGCTTTCTTCTAAGAAGGTAGCATAGGCTCTAATCGCACCTTTAACATCGTCATAACCGCTTAAATAGCCTGAATCAAATCCAGTGCCTTTTTGAACAATAACCGCATTATTGGCAAAGGTTAGGCAATCGTGATCGCCCCATGAAAAGGGCTTCTTTCTGACGCTGTTAATAAAATCAATTAACCGAATATCCCAATCGTTATAGCGATTGAGGGTCTTGTTATTTCTGGCAGGTTTAGCGACTTGATACCTCACGACCTACCCCATGACAGAGGTTGATCTTGTAAATCAGGGATGAAGTCAAAGGCAAGGTCATTCTCATACTTTGCCTTCTGATTTTCCGAGGTATAGCGAAAGATTCTAGGGCGTTCTAAATCAATCAATTTACTCTCAAGGGTCAACTGGATAGTACAAGTATCCGCTGCTTCCTCAATGTTCATCTGATCCATATAGCCTGTGAACAAATTAGCTAAGGCGTGAGGGTCTTGCTGTGCAATCTCAATGTTGGCGTTATTTTCCATCAACAGAGCGAAGGCATCCTCTTTCAAGAGAATGTCCATGTTCGCATCCAGAATTCCGAATTTCAGATGACATAAACGCCCCTGATAAGGCTGCTGTAAGGCAAGGGCGACAATGTCAGTGTTTAAACCCGTTAAGGTAATGGTCGCGCCAGCAGCACGAATATCGGCGGTTTCTGTCACCTCACTGATATGAAGCAAGTTGCCTGTTCCAGTGTAGGTCTTACCGTCAACGGTTAAATCACCTAAGCCTGTCCACAGATACAAAGGCTCAGATTGAATTGTTTGTCCGTTCCACGAGAGCGTTTCGGTATCAAACATTAACTCAACCGCGAAGAACGGATAAATCTCAGGGACTTCTAGCGCATCAGCGATAACACCTAATTCTCTGCTCATGTGATCGCCTCAAACCCGCCGAAGGTAATGCCGTAAATACTCGCGGTATCAATCGACCAATCTTGTTCACCTGAATTAAGGCGGAAACGTCCTACGCAATTACTCACTGTCACTGTTGAATCATCGGCAGGAGCTGTTCGCATGGCAGGGAAAATATCAATATCCGCCGCACCACCAGTATCAGTATTCACATCGACTAAGACTTTATGAAGGGTCGCTGTACTGTCAGAGCCTAATTGAATGTAATCACCCGCTTTAAGCCATCCAGTAACGCTTGGCGTACAGCCATCAATGGTCAAACTTTGACCTGTCTGATTTGCGCCATTAACGACAGGCGTACCGCCTAAAGTACCTCTAGCAGTAGCTCCTAAAGGGTCGCCCATCAGGAATGTGCCTTCCATGCCATTTAAGGATAAAAGCCAAGCCAACCATTGCTCTGCATCAGCACGTTGCATAGGCGGTAAGGTCACATCGATTTCCCAACGCTGACCTGAGTGATTGTGAATCTGCTGCTTATAAGTGAATGGCGACATGCTCATCGCTGTCTGTGTAACAGCCCTGAGATTGACGCTTTTTAAGCCCGTGTGAGTCGGCAGATCAAGTGGATAAATAATTGCCATTAAAACGCCCCTGCGAATGAACCACCACGCCGTCTAGCATCTAAAACTGCGCCTTTAGCAGCAGAAGCGATCTGAGGCATAAGACCCATTATCTCTGTTCTTACGGTCTGTTGCACACCCGTAGATACGTTGATGGTCTGATTGACAACAACACCGCTTGATTGACCTTGATAGTGGTCAACTACTGTTTCTTGTGGGTGAAGAATAGCTGGGAAACCACCCTTACCATCGATACCGCCTGAACGTGCGCCGTTACCTGTATAGCCACCGCCTGAGAATTCCTGCGCCGCAAGCATTCTCGACTGCTCTGACATAAAGCCAGTGTTATAGGTTGAACCCGATAAGGTAGCTAGAGAGCCAAATAAGCTAGAGCCGCCAGAAATAAGCCCCATATTACTTAACAATGATTGGCGAACCTGGATACGGATAATGTCAGCGATGATTGATCGTGCCATATCCTTAAAGGCATCCTTAAACGATTTAGAACCCATTGATAGATCAACGAGAGAATCTTCTAACTTCTTCATGCCACGTTGAGCGGCTTTACCAGACTCAATACCGACAGATTCAATCGATTCAGCATAAGCATCAAAGCCATCTGTTAGATTTTTAATGCCATTATTTTGCTGTTTAAAGGCTTCTGCTTGTTGTTTCTGCGCCTCAATATGATCTAAAAGGTTAAGTAAGGCAGCGCGTTGTTTTTCATCGTAGTCAGAGAGAAGGATGTTGTATCTCTGAACCTGAGTTGATGTCATGCCGAATGTATTTATCTGGTCGACAAGGCTGCTTTTTAGATCATTATAATTATCTAATTGTTTTTGCTGCTCATCGTTTAGATTAGCAGTAACACCAACAACACGATCTAGAACAGCTTGAGTTTCTTTTCTTTGACCATTAGCAATGGCTTCTTGAGCAACTAAGGTATTTAGCTCAGTGTTGTATAAAGATAATGTATCTGTTGCATCTTTTATTGTGGCATACGCTGTAGAATTTTCTAAATCTGCTTGAGCTAGAGCAACTTTTTTCTCAGCATCTTCTCTAGCTTTTACTGCTTTATTGTATTCAAGCGTTTGCTTAGTTAATTGACCGACAAGTACAGCTATTGATGCAGCCCTTAGCTGCTCATCCATGTTTTTAAAGTCGTCAGTCATCCCACTTAATGAGTTCTTTAAATCAGAAAACTTAACTTCTGCTTCATTAAGTGATGGAATTAAAACTGAGGCTATTGACGCGCCGATACCTACAACAGCACCAAGTAGAGGAGCGCCAAGAACAAAACCTAAGTCAGCACCTTGTTGGGAAAGGGCTATCATAGGATTTACGCCGCCACTTACCTGACCAACAAATTGCTGTAGCTGAATACCAGCCATGCCAGCGTTTCGACCTAAAGAGGAGAAACTCGAAGTGATTTTTCCGTTAGCAGTGGCGAGAACG